CATCTATTCTTGGTGGATTATATGGGGCATTTGAAGTCTATAAAGACTATCAAGATATGAAGACTAAAATTACGAAGTATGTGGCTCCAGATTTATCTGAACTATATAAGAAAATGGAATTAACACAACAAAATGCTGAAAAGTCTGTTCAATATACTCAAGATATTAAGAACGACTTAAAAGGTGATATCCGTCGTCTAGAAGGTGTTGTTGAAAATGTCGAGCGTTCCACTAAAACAAGCCAACGCGAAACTGATCAAGACATTCGTCAGTTGCGTAAAGAAATTGATTCTAAGATTCAGAAGGCACTTGACAACCCATTGGCAAAATGAGTCCCGATTATTTAAATCGTCCCGTATGTCCTGTCTCTGGTTGTAAAAACTGGAGACAGATATACTCTGAATTTGGTAAAACAAGTTATCTTAAAACTTGCCGTAGACACACATATAAAGATACTAAATAGTCATGAATTACATAATTGATTACTATGTATATGTAATGTTACAAATTTGGATTTTACCCTATAAACTAATTGGAGCGACAAATGAAAAAACTTCTAGCAATTCTACTCTGTGTAAGTAGCATCTCGGCATTTGCTTGGACGCAACGAGCACCCTTCCCAATCCAACAATGTCAGGCTCATGCCCCATACGGATTCCCTCAAGCACAAGGTGTTCAACCACTATGTCAGCAAGCATATCTAGTAGGTTACGATGCGCCAGCAAAGCTACCGAAGTTTGTGACATATGAACTTCTCCCTACCAATGCTCTTGGTTGTGTTGCTCGTACTAATGCTTTTGCTGCAAATCAATTTGTTCCTAATGGTGCTGTTCCTGCCGACTACGCTGGAACTGGATACGATAAAGGACATATGAGTCCAGATGGAGATCTATCTTGGGATGTTCAAGTAGAATTTGAATCATTTTTGATGACTAACATGAGTCCTCAAGCAGGTTCATTAAATCGTGGTATCTGGAAACTATTAGAAACTTCAGTTCGTGGTTGGGCTGTTCAACGCAATCAATCATATACAGTTTATGTAGGTGGTTTATATAATGCAACTGACAAGCGTATCGGTAATGGTGTAGTTGTTCCACATGGTTTTTATAAAATTGTTATCAATAACCAAACTAAAGAAATTGCTGGTTGGTCATTTCCGCATGTTGCACCATATCCAAATCTAGGCAACGATTTAACTAAGTTCCGTGTGCCAGTTGCTCAAATTATGCAGGCAGCAGGTGTAACTTATGCATTTCCACAAGGTGCAATTGAATTGGCTCCAGGTAAAGAATGGCCAGTTGACTTTGGTGCTTTGACTAAAGCAAAGCGTGCAAAGTGTGGCTCAAACGCAACGGACGACTAATATGAAAATCGCATATTTACTTCCAGCAGTAATGTTATGCGGTTGTTCAGTTTTATCAACTGTCATGCCGATTGATCATGACCCAGTCATGTTTAATAATTTGGTGTCTACTAAGATTGCCGTTGAGAAGTTAAATTGCGATGATAAGAATTGGGCTGATGCTGAAACTAAAATTCATCAACTAAAAGTCTATACTGATTTAAGAGGTGATCCTCAAGCGAAATCAATTGCTCAGTTAGAAGAGGCAATTGGTAAAGCCAAAGCGTCAAACAATAAGTTATTTTGTGAATCAATTTTAAAAGTAAACAAAACTCGCATTGATGTTGTTGCTGATGCATGGAAAGGAAGATAATGTTAGAACAATTAAGAGAAGCTGCAGGAATGGGTGGTCCAGCTGCCAGTTTAGCGAATCAACTATTGGTTATTCGCGATCAGTATGAGCAACAACAATTGAGTAAAGAAGAGTATCAGTTTATGATTCAACAAATTGCTCAAGTAAATGCTGCTCAAGATCTAGCGAATGATGAACAAGCATTCCGCTTTATCGTTCAGTCAGCGGAGATGTTATACAACTTCGTATAGTATGAAAACCCTTGCGTTGTATATGCACCATCCCGAATGTTCAGAGGATTGTGTGTATGCAATGATTCATGCGTTATCTTCTAATTATCAGATAAGAATATTTAATGAAGAGGAATTAGATGACGATAACTTTTTCGACAATCTTGATATTATTGCTTTTCCTGGTGGGATTGGGGATAGCGACTCGTATCCTAATTTCTTCACTAGAAGACGAGCGAACCGAATCGCCGAGTTTATATCAGGTGGTGGTTACTATCTTGGTATTTGCATGGGTGCTTATTGGGCTGGAAGTCGTTACTTCGATATTCTTGATGGTGTGAATCCTGAGCAATATATCAAACGATTTAATGCTGATGTTAAAAGAAGCTACGGAACGGTAGCTTCAGTCACATGGAAGAATCAACAAGAGGAGATGTACTTCTATGATGGCTGCGCATTAATTGGTGATGAAGAAAGATTTAAAGTAATTGCTCGCTACGCAAACAATGATCCGATGGCAATTATACAAGGAAGAATAGGTTTGATAGGGTGTCATCCTGAAGCACCTGAGTACTGGTTTCAGAAACCATGGCAATACATACATAAATACTATAATGGTGGTCGACACCATGACTTACTGTTGAATTTTGTAAATGAACTTACGGAGAATTAAATGATAGTTGCTGGATGGATAGTTGTAGGATTCTTTTCTGCCATCGGATGGTGGTCTGCTAATCACTATGTAATTGAACCATATTTTCCTGAGAAAATTGTTAAAGAAAAACCTTTGAAAGAGACTAATGAATAAACCTGACAAGAATTTTAGACTAAGCAAGACTGCAAAGCGTATGGCTGCAACTTTTATTGACCCACATATCCGTGGTGCATTTATTCGTCTTATGACGGATGCTGAGTTAGAAGCCAAAAAAGCACCTCCAAAGCAAGAAAAAGGATCTAAGAGGGATACCCCTACAGAGTAAAGGGTTATTACCCCTCCTGCAAGCCCCACTCAGCGTGGGGCATTTTTTTGCTTGCTATTAATTAGAAAATGCGGTATAATTATTCTATCGACTTGAAAAAGTAAGGAATTTTTATGCAGATGCTTCATACAAATTTGGGTAAGAGTAAAAAGCGTAAGCCAGATGCCAAGGCAAGAAAGTTGCGCGAGGATTGGGAAAACATGTTAAAGAAGTATGAAACAAAGACTTCGACTGCCCCAGTAAGGCACGAGAAACTCAGTGATGTATACTCGCTTGGGAAACCTGCTTGTCGTGAGACACCTAAGATTCCAAGTCTTCCCTTTACTGGCGCACCTTGCGTTAAGAAAGTAAATCCTGTTTATACAGGTACGAAGGTAAAAGGTATTGGTACCATGCATAAAAGTAATGCCGTACCAATTTTTAGTGATGAAGAAGCAGTTGCTATTGCGACAATGAGAAGGGGTTGATTGTGAATTTGAATAAATTTTTTAATGAGTTGGCTGCGGATAATTCCCGCAACTTCAAACTCGACACACTGAAGGCAAATGTCAACGATGTCGTTCTTCGTCAAGTTATCTCTTTGGCGTTAGATCCCTTCACCAACTTCTATCAGCGCAAGATTCCGAAGTACACTCCGAACAACACAAGTGTAAATCTTAACATTAAAGATGCATTCCCATACCTCTATCAGTTGTGTAATCGGTTGGTCACTGGCAATGCTGCGATCGACAAATTGACAGAAGTTCTTGAGAAAGTTTCTGCCGATGACGCAAAGGTAATTGAGCGTATCATCAAGAAAGATTTAATGTGTGGTGTTTCAATTTCAACAGCCAATGCAGTTTGGCCAGGACTTATTAAAGAGTATCCTGTTATGTTGTGTTCAGGGTATGAGCAGAAATTAGTTGACAAAATTAAATTTCCTGCTTATGCGCAACTGAAGATGGATGGTATGCGTTTCAATGCTATCGTTAAAAATGAGACTTGTGAATTCCGTAGTCGTAATGGTAAAGAAATTTTACTGGATACAGATTTGAAAGATCAATTTATTGCAATCTCTGCTGGATCAGACATGGTATTTGATGGTGAGTTAATGGTAATGGATCCTGATGGTTGTCAATTTATGGATCGTCAAACAGGTAATGGAATTTTAAACAAGGCTGTTAAGGGAACTATCTCAGCAAAAGAAGCAGACATGGTGCATGCTTCAGTTTGGGATGCTATTCCCTATGTTTTATTTGAAGATTCCTACTGCGATACACCTTACTCTCGCAGGTTCTCTAAGTTGAAAACGATTCTGGATGTTGTTCCATTTAAAACTGAAAAGAAAATTTGGCTAGTAACTAGCAATATTGTAAACACGCTTGAAGAAGCGACAGAAATTTTTGAGAGTTATCTTTCTGAAGGATTAGAAGGTATCATCTTGAAAGATGGCTCAGGTGTTTGGGAAGATAAACGAGCAAAACACCAAATAAAGTTCAAAGGCGAACTCGAATGTGATTTGAAAATTGTTGGAACTGAGCCACATAAAAAGAAACCTGATTGGCTCGGTGCAATTATCTGTGAGTCTGCCGATGGTATCGTTAAAGTTAATGTAGGAAGTGGATTCAATGACACGCATCGCAAAACATATAAAGAGAAGGATCTTCTTGGGAAGATTGTCGCTATCAAATACAATGCTAGGATTAAAAATAAATCTGGCGAAGAAAGTTTGTTCCTCCCAGTATTTGTCGAACTACGGGAAGACAAAGATAGTGCGGATAATTCTAAGGAAATAAAATGAAACGGATTGATAGACTGGCAGCAGATACTAACTTAGATGTTTATGCTCTGGGTAAGGATAAAGCAAATTGGGATATGCGACTAGAAGCATACACTGAGCAGATTGTTCAGTATGTTATGTGGAAATATGGTCAGACTCGTAC